TTATAGACCCTATACTGTATTTAGTCAAGAGGTTTCCGAAAATCCCTACAGACCAAAAAATTGCCGGAATTTTTTTGCTGATATTTTGGAATTATTTCCGCTTTTTGGTTGGAGGTGGTGGTTCCAGTCCCCATAGTTTTGGATTGGTTCTTCCCATACCAAAACCAATACCTTTTAAATTCTCACGAAACTTATCCCAGTACATATTAAAGATACGAACCTCTTTCTGACTACGAGTCAAATCATATCTCGTTTCTCCATCAACCACATAAGTGATTATCATGGCATCATAAGGACAATCTTTAGTAGAGACTTGTTCCCAAGTTCCATTCTCTATCAGTATATCACACCCATATACGGATTTAGAATTTTCTTTTTCTGATGGTGTCCATGAAGTCATAGACTGTTCCTCTTCTGTTTTGGTGGGAGCATCTCCCAATTGATTTGCCATAATTATGAACGATTTCCCCAAGTAATATCTGGATATGCTTCACTTACAATTTCTTTCGTAATCTTATATCTATCTGAAAGTTTTTTATCCTTACAAAGACAAACAATCTCTGCTTCTAATGGATGAAGTCCCTCAAGAATATTGATAAACATCGTTTCACGACGAACACCACTCATGGCATCATTACCACCCTTGATAAAGTGATAGAAGTTTTTAAACTCTCTACGAATTGTAGTGTGTCCGTTCTTATCACTCGAACCCATTGAGAATGAATCCATTTCATGCATTCTACGAACTTCTTCTGTGATTTTAGTGCTCAGAGTTCCATTTGATGATGCCTGATCCTCAAATCCAGAATAAGGAACCTCTCCTTCAGGAAGCATAGAAATTATACTTTCATCAAAGTTCCAAATTAATGTTGCCTTCAAAGAAGCATGTTCATACATCTTGAGAACTTCAATCTTCTTTGCCTTGCTTCTTTGTTTGGAAACAAGATCTAAAACTTCAAAGACAAATGGATTTTTTGGAAGTTCCAGTGATACTGCCTTAGTCGTTGTCGTTTTCTTCTTCGTTGTTGTCGTCATAGTTTTCAAAATTAAATGCGATTACTTCATCCGGAATTAAATTTCCTTGCTCATCAAACATCTCAGGATGATATCTCGGTGCCTCTCTATAGTTCATCATATATTCTCTGGCAGTCCAACCAATCATTAGACCCATCATGAGAAATAAAATAGTCAGAAATGAACCAAATACTAAACTAGTTGCTAACATTTTTCTTACTCCGGGATGTCTTGATAGAAAATTCAAAATGAATATTTACTTTCCATCTTAGAAAGCAAACCATCTTTTCGAATATGATGTGAAATGGTTGTGTTTGCTTTCTCTTACCTCCAGTGAGCAAAAATTCAACACCACGATTTATGTGGTCTTCATTTTTATTTATGTTAAGACTTGATGACTTGTCGTTCTCTGAGGAATTTGATTGTGTCAACACATCCTCCTATTTTTTCATTGTCACATACTACCTGTGGAAAGGTAGAACCTTTACCAAATTTAGCATAGAATTCTTCTCTTGTAAAGTCATCTCCAAGATTATAGGATACAAACTGTGTTCCTGTCAACTCTAATACTTGTTTAATTTTATAACAATAAGGGCATTTTTCTTTTGAATATACGATAAAATTCATAAATCAACTTCCGTTTAAAAAAAAAATAATTTCCGATTACAAAACAATCCAGTTCAATACTTTTAAAAGTTTTAATGGCATTGCAAGTTTCTTTCTTTGATGTGGTTTTACTACAAGAGAATATAGCATATATTCATTTGGATGTATATCCATATCGATGAGGTAATATTTTTTATCTCAAGTCACATCTCAATAGAACCTGGATATCTCACACCGTCTTTCACTGCAACAAGGTGAGTATTGACAACTGCAATATTGTGGTCCCACCAGTTTGTTTCTAGTCTTAGACAAGAAAACTTGATATCCGTATTACGAATAAATTGTGCTTGAGATTGTTTGGTATAATACCAAAAAGAATTCTCATTCCAAAATGAAACATGAGTTGGATCTTGCCATGCACCTCTACCATCAGTAGAGGGAACTTCAATAAATGCCCATCCACCATGTGCTAGAACACGATGAATTTCCCTCATAGTCTTAATTGGATCTCTAAGATGTTCAATCACATGAGAAGCATTGATAACTCCAACACTATTATCAGGTAGAGGAATACCTTCATTTAGATCACAAGTAATGTCACCCTCTTCTTGATCTATTGTTGTGTAACCTTCTCTTGGAAATAATCCACCACCAATGTCAATCTTCAGCAATCCTTTCAGGTCTGCATCTCTTTCTGCAAGTAATTGTGCATACTGATTGTGAAGTTCTTTTGTTTTAATCTGAATCGCATCACATCTTTCTAACCAACTATTGTCTCCAGAGATTCGATACACATAAAGAACTTCTGGGATGTGATAGTACTTGGTTTCAAGATAAGTACGAATCAATAATTCATGATCATCACAAATTGATAGATCTACATTATGGCCACCAATTTTTTCATAAACTTCTTTTCTCCATGCACGAACATGATCAGGTGCATACCAAATATAAGAAACTGAATGACTTGATGGGTCAAAAGAATTCATTGCAGTCAATTTCTTCCCATTCCACTCATATTCCTTGTGAGTCCATCCATATACTGATCCATAAGGAATAAACTCATCTTCCATATGATAAGTTACATTATCAGAATATACAAACCCACAGTTTGGATTTTTTTCGAATGCTTTTTCCAGTTCTTCTAGACAATTTGGAAGTAAAATGTCATCATGATCAATTTCAACTAGAATATCTCCAGTACCTAGAAAAAACGCTTTGTTCTTTACATAACCAATATTTGTATTGTCATCGTATACTTCGAAGATTTTAACTCGTTCATCATTTAAAATTTCTTCGGAAAGTTGATCTTTTTTAAATTCTCCATTGAGATAGACAACCCATTCCCAGTTAGAATATGTTTGTGCTATAATACTTTCATAAAGTTCATCGAAATATGTTTGATAACGATGAGATGGTGTAATTAAACTAAATTTCATTTCAATCAAAGAAGAATAAGTGGAATAATCTGCTACTAGTTATGTCAGTCCCAAAGTACTCATTTGCAGAGTGAATACACTTTGCATCAAACAGTACAAGACGATTAAAAACATTACCTGCAGTATCGACAGGATCAAATTTAGTTCTATCATAAAACCCTGTTTCATCAAATACATTGACATCTCCAAAATCATTTTCATTCCTTAGACCAGTTCTCTTATGGGCAAAGAGTGAAGTTCCACATGAAAATGGTGCATCTGGTGTTAGGTAAATCATTCCTGCTAAAGTTTGTCCATCACAATGATAAACAAGATCATCTTTTGCAGTACAGTATTGGAATCTACCACACATTCCATGAGTCTCGACCCAGTTAGTAATCTTTTTACCTATAATCTTTTCAAATGCTTCTTTTGTTCCTGGAACAATGTATTGCGTTTTTGATCGATTACCCTTGTAATACTCAAGGTTCTCCTCAAATTCTTGTTGAAGAACAAAATCTCTGACTGCATAAGGATCATCATAAAAGTCATCAACAATCCAAAGTCTTGGTTTTGTTGACATACTAACTGAGAATGAATTAATTGTTTTTTCTACATTGTTAACCTTTGATATGGCATAATTATGAAGTTCTTGTGGGTATATACTACTGTCTTGATAGAGATTTGTATCGATCAGGAAGTAGTAATCGGGGAAGGGAAGTTTTCTATTTGGGTCAACCAAAATAGAAGTCTGTTCCAACATTTTTTCGTACTGACCAAGTTCATCATAAGTCTGTGCCAGATAAGTAATATGTTCATTTCTTACTGGACAATACTTTTCAGACTTTTTAAACCACTCAATTGCTTTATCAATTTCTCCAAGAAACTTATACCCAAGACCAATCGAGAATGCAGAGAAGTATGACATCTCATGAATACCGGATGCATTTACGAACTTTAGGTACTCTTTAAAGTAAAAAATAAATCTTCGTGCAAATTCCTTGGAATGTGATCCACCTAGTGGATAAAAGTCTCCTTGAAAACAGTCTTGATAAGACTTTGCAATATACCAGAAGTGATAGGTATCCGTGAGCATTGTTTCCTCACGAATCATTTTTTCTTCAAGTTTCAAAGCATCTGTAATATACTTGGTTCTTACAGTATAACTTTCTCCATCATTGGTTCCAATCATTCTCAAACTACGAGGAAGATTAAATCTTTCGAAGTTTTCACCCTTATCTTCTAAGTAAATGATTTCATGGGCAGGATCGTGTTGGAAGTGCCATGGTAGTTTTGCATTCCAAATCCAAGCACGATAATAAATACAACCAGGATTGACTGCAGTAACATGAAAACTTTCAATATCTGTATTGTAGAAATATGACCAATCAAAGTCGTCATCAACTTCTAGATACTCATCACAATCCATTTTCATAATCCAATCACATTCATGATTAGTTTGAAGAGTTTTTTGTAATAAATGATCTCGATTCCAACCAAATCCTACCCAACCTTCTTCAATTTCATAGATAAATCCTGGAATATTTTTATCGGAGAAAAATTCTTCTACAATATCTGGTGTCCCATCTGTAGATCCGTTGTCTTGGAATACATAAAAATCAATATATTTCCAAGTAGATTCTAGCATTCTAAGAATACCTTTCGATTCATTCTTAAACATACTAATCATACAAATTTTTGGGCGATTAGTATTCTCTATATTTTTTGGGGGTTCTTTATTACAATTTTCCGGTAACCATGATGAAGTATAATTCAAATCAATATTAATGGAATTCATAGTTTAACTCTTTCTTCAATAAGTTTTAAAATTTCTGGATTGTTTTCTTGTTCTTTTGTTGGAGAGTAAAGTGCTCTAGGTCTTGACTCAGTTCCTTCTGGTGGATCTGTTAAGTAATAAACTGCTAAACTTTTTCTATGTTTACCTTCTGGACAAGTAAGTGGTTCTGGAAATCCATGCCAACTATTTTGTGTAGTATCAAATAAAATTGCACGATTGAAAACATTATCAATCGTTACGAATCTTTTATCTGGTTTATTTGTTTCTTTGTCATGTGACCAAAATTCTAAATTACCTCCCCATTTTGAGTTCCAATCTTCTTCCAAGTAAATGATTAAATTTAACTTTCTTTGGAGTTGAAGTTTGGGGTGAATTGAATAATCTAAATGAACATTCAGTTTTCCACCAATTCCATGAATATGTAGTCCTCCACCATGAAGACCAATATCTGGATATAGTTTTGAAATTCCTGTAATCTTTTGTAGTTGTTTGATAAACTCTTTTGAGTTTAACATTGTCAAAGTCTTGTAAGTTTCTGGACCAAATTGATACCAGTTATTACAAGTTTTTTTATTTTCTAAAGGATTATTATAACAATACCAAACATCTGAAGTATAATCTGGAAATTCTTTTGATATTATTTTTGCTTGTTCCTGGTCAAAAAAATTATCGATTACTTGATAATAAAAAGGAAACTTCATCTCCACTTAGGACCTTCAAACCAAATTGCAATACTATATCTAGTTCCCTTTAAGACAGGGTTTGCTTGATGATCTATGAATGCAGGAAAGAATGTTACAGTTCCTTGTTGTCTAATATCTTCTTTATCTGGATACTCATTACATTGGAAAAATGTCAAATCACCACCTTCATAATCATTAGGATCTGACAATTGAATAACTGCAGAAAGTTTTCGATGTCTTTCAGAATTGTTTACCCAAAAGATATCTTTATGCCTCTTATACTCTCCTTGAATATCTCCATCATATTTTGCAAGTTGAATATACTCAAGATTATCTATATGAAACCCAAACCACTTTTTATTTGCTTCTCGTTCTAATTTCCAAATATCATCATAGAGTTCTGGAAAATCTTGGGGATACAACCAAGTTACATCACTTTTTCTATAGTCTTCGATTTGAGTTAACCCATCTTCCCCAAGATTTGCTCTTTGGAAAGATTGGTTTTTTGATTTTTCAATAATTGAATTGCAATATTCTTTTGAAAAGTATGATTTAAAATAACACCATTCACCTAACATCTTTTAATCTCACAATATTTTGTTTCATGGAATTTGAAAAGAGTCTCTTACTATTTATAGAATATAGTAATTTATTCTACTGAAAACCCATCCAAAGAAAACCAGAGGACTGTTGACCACTATCACTTATATTATTATAACTGTAAGTTGGTAAACTTGAATCTTCTGGATCAAATATACTATAATATGCTCTTGCGTGAGAAGCTATAGTAGAGGTCAGAACTGCAATTGGGGTTGGTGAACCTGATATTGAACCAGGAACGGATTCATTATTTTCAGGTCTTCCAGAAACTCCAAACACATGAATATATGTGTAACTAGATCCATTGGTTGGTGTACTCTCTGTATGAGTGTAACTGACGGCACTTCTTTCAAAACCATCTGAAAAAGTAACACTACTAATAGATTTACTTGGTCTAAATGCTAATCTAACGGCGTTCATTGCTCCCGCCGATGTAGTAGTTATGCTCGCCGTCCCTGTAGAGTTTAATGAATAAAAAGCAGAACACACTGGTCTCAACAATGTATCAGTTTGTCCCATTTTTACCCAAGTTTTACCAATCTCACTCACACTAACAGTTGGATTACCAATAGCATCAAC